AAGTGACTATTATAAGCCCGTCACTTGATCCCCGACCCCTCTACTGTGCCAGTTACGCCCGTTGCTGCATCGAATCCCACTCCAGAGGCCTTTCGTGACAATCTGGCCATGGGGAATTAGCAAAAGGTTCACTGCTCACAGCAGCCTTAGACTGGTTTCAATTGTGTCTTCATGAAAGTTTGGTAAGTGTAATGCCATAACCAGCACCAGTGCCGACTAAAGTCCCGGTTGAAACTTGCATAGGTCTAAGTGGTACTCCCGCTTCCAGAGTGATCACACCAAATGTGACATTCTGGAAAGAGGTATCACTAGTTGGTAATGCGCTTTGCTCCATCACGTTACTAATTGTGTGCACAGATGAACCACGTGTAATCACTTGGTAGTAGTAAACTCCGTCGCTTGGTACGCTAATTTCGCCATTAGTAGTACCTAGAGTCACGCCGCTATAATGTGTCGGTGTCGCTGTAGGCCATGCAGACACCGAATTCGCTTTCCAAAAAGCGTACATCAAGGGGCCGGTAGTACCTGATGACTCTAGATGCAGTTAAGGCTTTAAAAGCTCCACCTCATATGTGACGAACACATAACCTTTTGGGGTTGCAGCACTACTCTGCATGAAGTGGTTGAAAGTACCATAGTCATAAAGCTTAAGGCTCTCACCACTAACATCACCACTACGTACATACAGTGGTGCAGTTTATGGATTGACCTTCAAAAGCTCGTCTGCCCATATCTTAGTAATGACTGAGCCGTACATACTACTAAAATCAGCTACTGAAGTCGTTAGACCATCGGTTGCATCGTAATCAAAGTATAACCCCGCTGACCCATCACTAGTGGTGGGACATTGCGGTACATACTCGAAAACTAGCTTCTTGAACTTGTATTGTTCATACGCTCCAGCCACCTTGCTCAACCAGGGAAAGCTGCTCGCAATTCCTGGGTTGCACACAACCTGGATAGGCGTGAATGAAGTGTCCGCAGTCGTATCTAATACAAGTTCGCGATGTGCTACCACCGTGCGATTGTTTGATCCATTGATGCGTGCGCCTTAGTTGCGCTTGGCTGAAATTTTGGCAATGCCAACACCACCGTTACCTACGTTGTTGTTCTTCATCTTGACACATATAATAAAATTTAGCCCTCGCTTACCACCGTTGACACGATGATGAAGTTTAGCAGATAGTTCTCATGCGTGTGAGGACAGGAGCGTGGACACGATAGCTCCCTCCCCCTCAACCATCCACTAGTTACTCTCTGCTGCTGGAGAATACGTAAACCGTATTTTCTAGAAATGCGCCTCCACCATTCTTTGCGTAGGTGGGGTGATTCCAAAAGCTTGCATGAACGATACACGAGTGCGAGGATGCACGTGTCCGTCGTTTTTCATACCTTTGGCTAATTTCCAGAACCCTGTGTCCTCCAGGGCTTCCAGCTCCTAACGTGATACTTGTGTGTGGTTTTTCAGGAACGAATGATAGAATTGTGTGTATATGGGGATGTTGCCAGCTAATGCTAGCCCACCATGGTGCATGGCGTTGCTCCAACCCTCAAACACATCCTATCTTCTCAAGTCACACCTTGTCGTGATGTCCTTTACAATGCCCACTTCTGGCTGCCGCACCATAGTATAGCCACTAGGCGTCCAGACAGGCTATGTTTAACAGAATTTAATTTACTCGAAGATGTCGGTGTATTCGCCGACCTCCATGGTGAATCCCATCTAATGGAACCAGCACGGTAGATCACGAATCTTGCCACAATCTCTTCTTTCAATTATCAAGACACAGTCGTCGCCATTATTCGCCAATCTCCACTTGATACCTTTGCCCTACAAGTAAGAATAGCAGAGGCCAACCATTGTGAAACAGTTGCCAGAACTAGTGTTCATGTCACCACTAGCCCTGGTACCCTCGACACTGTACTTAACTTTCAACCCTTCGTCACGGAACAAACAGCTACCGTGATTCATCAGCTGACAGTTAAGTATACGTCTAAGGTCCTCCCTACACTCCTATGGTACCATCCTCACCCACTAATCATGTTCTACTCTCAACGCCGCTACATGTTAGTGTTGGTCGAATCTGCTAGCGTCTATGTCAACTGCTATAGGATCATCAAATTGTTCCCAGTGTGAGCGCAATTATCTGCCTTGCGCCAAAGCATTCATTCCCTTAAAGACCACAGGGAAACCACAAACATCACTTAGAATTCCAAACAACCTCTTCTCAAGGTGTGCTATGTATCTTCCGAGTAATATATTATACTCGTACTTCCTTGGGGAGATGTTGCGTGGTGCTTTGAGTAACTTGGTAGCAAACAGTTTCTCGACCTTAATAAAATTACCAAGGCTGCTTAATTCCTGGTAATTTAAGATTCCATTTGAGTACAGATGCACCAGTCTCGCCAACGCACGCTCATACCTAAGTCGTTTTCGGCCGGAATAACGCTAGACAAATTCATGCCAGCTCACGGGCTATACAACGTAGGTTTTACGCCTCAGCTCATCGACATATGTACTCATTCTATCTCTGTAAAAGGCCTCATCAGGGCGGTATGTCTCCACGTTCATACCGTCCCGACGGACTGTTAATACCCTCTCGAACACGGACACCTTAAAGTTTTAAGAATTCGGTGCATGACATCCTATGTATGTGTTCACTCCTGTGTTGCCCAATCGATACAACCGCTTTGGGGCTTTTAAGCGGTAGTCGCGCGTAGATCTATTCACCACAGCACGCACGTCAAGCCGGCCACGACTACCAACCCAGTGATCAGGCACCACTGTTTTGTTAGTCTCAGCTTTGACGTAGGTGATGGGCGAAAATGTTGGTTCTTGCGCTGGAAGCCACGAGCATGGGCCTCCTTGTGTAATTGTTGGTCTACATACCGTGAATGTAACATCTACATGGTGTGTATCGAGTCGTCGTTGGGGGTGAGTATCATGAGGATAGCTCTGTCCATGACGTGTACTTTGTCGCCGTGCCTTATGTTGAGCTAGAGTGTCTTCATAGCCCTTTGCACAATAATCCTCAATGCCATCACGTCCTCCTATGATCTCGTCCACTCACCAGGCGTTGTCATCATCACGTGCTCGTATATCAAGCTAACCGCCGTCATTCGGTTATGCTTCTTGACCGGTGCTGGTTGGGTCGGTTCTTCATCCGCCGAGCTGCGTGGAACAGCTTCCATGCCTTCATCCTCCTCTTGGTCAGCGAGAGTTTTAAGCACTGTGTGTTGGAACTACTAGGTTTCCCGCCCAGTTTTCCCTATCCACAGGCTGTTAACTCCGGCCACCATTGTCACCCATCGTTCAGGCTTTAGGGCTAACCCTACTACTAGAGCAATGGAGGTGCTTAGGAAAGCAGATGTTGGGTGCACCTACCCATCAACCATGTGTTG